TTAAGCTGCCATTTTATCAATGGGAATGCCTTGCTTTTTAAACAACATTATATCAGTGTATCCTGAAGAATAATTCATGTGGGCATTGAATTCTCTTTTTGTGCAGCCTTCAAATGGATTTCCGATGGTTTTATTTGCCCCAATCCACTCACACAATTCAATTATAGATGATTTGTTTGATGTAAAATAAACGAAAGAATGACCTTCGAGGACTTTTAAAACATCTAAGTAATCGGACATACGCCAATACATGTTGTACGTTCCGACATCAGTGGATAGATAAGGAGGATCTATTAAAAACACCACTCCAGGTACGTCCTTATATTGATTATAGACCTCTTTGTAGTCGCATGAAACTATTTCCAGCCCTTCCAAATAGTCCAATGATTCAGGGTATCCATTCTTACGGATATTGTTATAAAGAACTTCCTTGCTCATTTCCTCCACAGACAACTTATATTTCATAGAGAACATAAGGGATGACGATAGAGTAATGAAGTCCACGTACCCCACACTCGCTTCCTCTTCTTCAATACGCTTTAAAACGCATTCCCTCAGCTTTCCTTTGATTGCCTTATGTTTGGGTACCGAATCCCCTACCAGCGTTCTAATGTCGGCTAAAAGCTTATTTGTATGTGGAATATGAGCCAGCCTAAATCGGTAGTTATCAAAATCGTTATAAACAACAGTGGAAGTTGGTTTCATTCTTTTGGTAATATGGGAAAGTAACCCCGAGCCACCAAACAGATCCACAAAAACGGTATCATCAGGAAACTGGTCCAATACCTTTATAAATTCTTTGGCAAACATTCTTTTTTGGCCCACAAATGGCAGCGGTGCCGACAGATTCATTTTCGTCATACGTTCAATTCAAATTTAATATTCTCAACTCCGGATAACAGTTCCATGGTCCGGTCAATGTTATTTTCATATATATGCACATTCCCAAGGTCAAGGGTTATGGACTTCAAAGGAAGTTCCACCTGCCTTGCCATCAGATAAAGATGATAAATATCAGCCGGAAGCCCAAGGTTGGCATCAGAACTGCGCTGGTATGCAGATAATACCAGTTCCCCCTCTTCAATCTGGAACTGCACAAGGCTCAGGCAGGGTGCCTGGTTGCTTTCCACCCCGGTCTCTCCAAGAAACAGAACATAGTTCTTGCTGTTGCGCTTTTCCCGGTTAATCTTAGCTATAAGGGGTGGAAGCTTTTCAAAGTAAGTGGGGTAGCTATTCACAAGGGTATGGCCACAATAGTCCCACCAGGTAATACCTGCCTCCTTATATCTTTCCACATCTCGAATACCCTGCATAAACAGCTTCAATTCTTCTTTCAGTTTCTTTCTGGCTATCCCATGGCTTTCAAATATATCAAGTAAATCAGCCGGGGTCAGCATAAGCCTTTCATTCAATAGGTATTTGATACAGCCTTTCTTGTTGGTTTGGGTCTTGCCCGTTTGGAGTATCTTGTCTAATGTCTGGTAATACTTATTCATAAGCTATTGATTTTTGTCTGTGCAAAGTTAGCCCCATCAGATAACACAAGGTATCTCCGGCACATCAATCACACTGCACCGAGCGTGCAGTGCTTTCCAAACCGTTTGATAATGTCATACACCTTGCGTTCGCTTACAGAATATTTATTTGCCAAAAACGCCACTGCATAAGTGGTCTTCTCACCCCGATTTTTCATGACCTCATACTCTGTATATAAGTCTATGAATCGAAGGTCATCCTGCTTGCCGCCCAAACTTATAAGCAATTCAAGCGGTTTTCTGTTAAATTTAAGTGCTTCAAACAATGTCATATCTAATCATTTTTGTACTTTTGCAATGTCTCACTTATTAGGCGGATATTTCGCCATCCAAAAAAATACAAACGCTCAGAGCGCGAACGAGGGTATTGGCCCCCGGTCGTGCGCTCTGAGCGTTTTTGGTTTTATAGTAAGTGAGACGACTATTTAACAGGCCGGGGGCTTTTTTTAATCCCACCCCCGAGGGGATTTTCAATTACTCAATCCGATACAAATCCAATTTGAATTTATCCTTCTTTTTCCAGCCTTCAGCCAGAACTTTCTGAATGAATCCTACTGCTTTTGTATAGAAGTCTTTCAGTTCATCTAACTGGGTAAAAGTATGGTATTCCGGTTGTTCATCCGAACCAAACTTAAACGTCACCGGTAGGGTTTCTCCGCCCGTCTGAACGGCTAAATCGTATGCTGCCTTATAGTTATACTGGTTCTCCGTAGAAAGCCATACAGGGGCACCATTATAGGTGAATCCGGACAGGATAGCTGCATCAGTCTGGCTATTATACCAGGACATAACCAATGTGCGAATTTCCTCGCCGGTAGGTTTATGGTTAAACTCCTCTTCAATGTAGGAGGCAGAGCCGTTCTCTTTCTCCTGCACATCCCAGCGGATGCGCCATTTGTCTTTAACCGGGTTCGTGCATTCCATCAGCGACACACCGGCACTTCCTTCAACTCTTCTCATGTAAACACGTATTTGGTTCTACCTTTGCCGAAGGTCTCTGTCTTGATGGTCGTTTCAAACGGAAAGCCATCCGGCATTTCTTTCACTTGTGCGAGAATATTCTTCATTTCCTCGCTGTTGGTGAAGAACTTCTTTGCCTCACCGTTCACTTCAATGGCCACAATACAGCGGTCTTCTCCCTGCTCGGTCTTGATACCTGTTTCGAAGTCCTTCACTACAATCGGTAAGTTTACCAGTTCCCGGATGCTTACCACCACTCCGGGAAATCGCTTCTTGCCGTCCTCCGGCTTGTAAGCGACATTCAAGTCTTTAAAACTTCTCATTTCTTTGCCTGTTAATTTTTTAAACAACTTATTGCAGTCGGCGTGTTTCGTCATGCCGTAGAAACTGGCAATCAGTTCCCGCCGTCTTTTTCTCGATTTTACCTCGTGCATCTTCCGGGCAAACTTCTGCTTGATACGTTTCCGCAATCTCACATAGTCAGGACGGATAACATAGCCAAGGAAATCAATGCCTTCTTCTACAGGAAACACCCGTTCATTCGGCTTGATCTCCAAGTCTATTTTCTCCATTTGCCCGTGAATAACATCACGAATCTTCCACAATTCCGCTTTCGTTTTGCCGAGTACCAGTCCGTCATCGCAATAGCGATAGTAATAACGAACCCCGTACTTATCCTTCAGATAGTGGTCTAAAAATACAGACAGAAGCAGGTTGCCTGCTCCCTGTGAGCTGCGCAGTCCGAAGCTGATACCCTCCGGCAGCATTGTCACGAACCGCTCCAGCAGCACCAACAGCCTTTCGTCCTTGAATATCCTGCGGAAGCACCACATCACAAAATCCTGCCGCACATTGTCGTAGAACCTGCGGATGTCAAACTTGTAGGCATACAGCGTGCCTTCCGGGTCTTTTTGCAGATCGGTACGTATGCAGTTCATCAGATCATGAGTGCCACGGCGTTTAATGCTGGCTCCGGTAGTCCGGATATAGCGTTTCTGCAGGTGACGGTCCACCACGTTCATTACGGCATATACCGCGATGCGGTCATACATGGATAAAATCTGCAGGGTGCGTTTTTTGCCATACTCCTCGATTTCTCTTTCATGGTATCCGCCAAGCTGAAATGAACCGCTTGCAATGGCCTCCGTCAATTTGACGATAACTTGCTCCCTATGGGCAAGCAGATACCGTCCTTGCGTTGACCTTTTACGATCCGTTCCGCGCAGTACGGCATCGAAAGCCTCCGACATATTGGAGTATTCGATGATTTCCTCTATGATATATCCTTCCCTGCGCATACGGTTCTGCTGTTGGTTTATAATACGGAAGATAAGGGCCTTCCTTTCCCCGGGTCTGACTTCTTCGAACTGATAACAGCCTACCAAACTCCACCCGACGCGTGATTTTTCAGCTTTCCACCCTAATGGGTGCTGTTGCTGTGGCTTGCTTCCCTCGGCACCGCATTGGGGACACGTCCCCGCTGCTGTACGCCGATTTGTTAGATTTCCAGACGCGAGCCGACATTCGCATTCGTGTTCGAAGCATCGTTATTCGCATTCGCATTCGACACACCGCCATTCGCATTCGCATTGTTGTACCCGCGATAGACCACACGGACTATCGGGAAGCTCTACCAATTACAAAGGTACTTATTTCAAGGCAAAAGAAATCTATAATGCTCAGAAGAATAACCATAACAGAGCAGCAAAAGCACCGCCCAACACGGTTAATCCCCAATCTATCCAGTCCCAACAGCTACCATGCTGCTTATCCTTCAGTTCCAAACAGGAAGCTGCCACAGCACTTGCATACAGGGCTACCACTGGATGCATTCCCAATAAACCTATAAGGAATCCGCCTAACAGATGCTTCCATCGGTTACTTTCTCTCAAGAAATCAATAACTGTTCCCAT